TTTAGCTCTCGCGGCTACCGACTCTGCGTTTGGGTCATGTAAGGCTCCGTAAGTCTCTACTGGAAATGTCCTTTGAAAAAATATAGGTATACGTGCCATCATTATTATTCCTTATCAAAATATTGTGTTGTTGCATAAGAACTTTGGAAATTGCCCAATAGAGGTGTTTCAGCTGCCAAGGTTCCCCTCTCCTCCCCTAACAAGGACGCTATCTCTCTGTACTTAGCGATATTAGCCCTGGCTGCGCCTCCAGAGAAACTCCAAGGATGTACCTTAAAGGCCGCCTCGTACTGAGCACGATTACTATCTAAATAACGTTGGATAGCTCTATTCCTGTCATTTTCTGCGCCTGCTGTAGCCTGCTCAACGATAGCTGTGGCTTGAAACGCCGCTGCTTGTCTTTCTAAGCCCGCAGTGTATTCGGCAATGTCTGCTTGTAAGGCTGACCGCCTAGCCGAGAACTCGTATTGGTTCCTCTGAGCGATCGCTTCTCTCTGACTCTCTCGTCGGATATCATCCATAACTGCACCTGCTGAACCAGATAATGTAACTCCCCCAGCTACATATTGACTTCCGGCTGAAGCTGTTCTCTGCAGTCCCTGTCGTACCTCATTCCTAAAAACGTCGGCACCAACCCTACGGTATGAGGCTGCGTCGAATCTCAATAGAGAGGCATTACCATCTAATGCACCGGCCTTAGCCGCACCTACCGCTCTAGCCGCACTGGCCGAAGCCTGGGCCGCACCGAGTAGGGAACTGTTGTCTACTGCAAACAGTGCAGCATATTTATTTTTATCTGGTCTTAACATAACTACTCCTAATTATTACCGCCTACCATCTTGGCCACTAATAGCGTGGCTGTAAATGGATAAGGATCGGCTTGTCTCATTACTATTCTTGTATCTCTTTCCCAACCGTGTGGGAACTTAATTGCTATATCGCCTGTGTAGGTAGGAGATACAGAGCTTGTAGGATCTATCGCTGCGGGATAAACTAAATTATCTGCAGAAGACGTAGCGTACCCTGCCTGTCCACCTAAGGAGTTATGTAAGCGAAGGGTTAGCTCAACAATTCTACTGTCGTGTGCTGGACCGTGTCCTAAGTTATTAATAGGTTCTATAATATTAGTCTCTGCATAGGATGTATAAGGAAGGCCTATCTTAACAATGTCCCCATTGGATAAAGCAGGTGTAAAGTCGGAAGGCGCTGTATTGGTCGTTAGGTTCCCACTACCGTTTATAATATCAGTACCATAGAAGACATCGTTCACCATAATGGAAACGGTCTCACCTTCTAGATGCGTCATTTTATAGCCTATGCCCAGTCCTAAATTCTGGTTCTGAAAAACCCCCGCGACGACCTTAAATTTCATATGTGAATCAAGGAAGGTCATACTAGCTCTGTCCGAACTCGTAGTGGCTGCGTTCCTTAAAACCTCGATGGTCCTTACGGTGGCACTATTCACAGTTCTCTTAACGGACATCCATACTTCATCCTGTGTATCTCCAGGAATCGTTATCATGGATTCTATAAGCGGTCCTTCTTTCCCGGTTAGGGATCCCCCTAATAGATGTTTATGCCATGCCATAACTCCCTCATCGGGCATATATGACAGACCAGCCATGGAACCGTTATTTAACGCGAACCACATAATCCCATAAGGGAATTCCTGATACGCTGAACTATTAATAGGTGACTCATCCGCTATGTGATCTGCACCTACCATTATATCCCTAGTAACGTTACGTCCACGATTAGAGTTATAGTACATTTCTAACATTTGTCGTCTGTATAATTGAGGAAAGATGATACTGTCCCTTACGAGCATTGGGTCAATACGTGCAGACCCTACCTTTATAATACTTTTAACGTTAACATTCCTAGCATTTAAAGCCTCGTTAAAGTCAGAGGCAGAAACCCGGTGGATCTGGTAGTTAGTACCTACTAGTAGTGCTTCCCTACTCACTAACCACTGAACAACCTCCGGACGAGTAGTTGCTAATGTGAAAGTATACGCTGTGAGGGCTGTAATGTTCTCGTCTACTGAACCATCATCTGGTGCAAAGTTGTCATACCGTCCTACAGCAGATCCCCAGATTGTCTGTGGTTGATAAGTTGTCCCACCATACACCTTACGTTGCTCATGGTAAGTACTTGCTCTTGGATACCCTGTAGTCTGCGACCACGCTCCCAAACGCCATTCTAGAGAGGTCGTTGTAGAAGCTATAGTAGAGTCTACATAGACCTCCACTTCTGTGGAACTAGTATAAGAGTCTATTACCCCGTAGCCCCAGGCTGCTGTATCACTTGGGCGTATTCTAATTAACCTATCTGCGTCTGTAGAAACAAATAAGGCTGCACTAGATGTAACTGTTATAGTGGCTGCAACAGCGCCTCCTGCTGTAGATACTGTAGTCCCAGTACCTAGTCCACCATATAAAGGATCCCTTTTATCACAGTAAGGTCCATCAACTAATTCAATAAGTGAATATGTCCAGACACCTGCCGGGGACCTAACTAAAAGCCCAGGAGCACTAAATTCAGATGTGACTATAGTTCCATCCGGACCCTGTGTGGCTGAGGAGGAAGGTGAACTTGCTGAACTTCCACCACTTATAGAAACATTAACTTTGGTAAGAGACATCTCGCTGATGACAAGTGAATTTGTTAAGTTGCCATTAAATGCTATTACAGATATACCTACCGTCGTACCTGCCGGAACATTGAATGTGACTTGCTTAGTAGTGCTCTCCTCTGAGAACTCTATCTCCGCTAATTGAGCTGCCGCAGAGCCGACTAAGGTACCGTCCCAAGCGTCGGTCACTACTCTGATAACCCCTGCGTTTGCTCCATCTGAGTTATGAGGAGATGCAGGTTGGTTTGCTGTTACGCTTAACGTGTAGTTCCCCGCCCCTACTGGAACATACTGACTAATAAGTCCTGCCGAACCAACGATACCAGAATCGTCATCTTGGTTACCCGCCATCGTGACTGTTCCTGCTCCACCACTTACGGATCCCCCGCCTGAAAGCGTGTCGGGCCAAGCATTGAGAGAATCATCAAAACTAGCTTCCGTTAACTGTTGGGTTGTATCCGGGTTATTAATATTAGTCCCCGAACTTTCTGAGCCGTCTACCCCTTCATCATTAACACCGTCTTCACCAGCCCCTAACTCGAATACACGGATAGTATTGCCACTAGCTTCTACGATTGCGGCTATAGTCCCATTAATTATGTAAGGCACTAACTTACTCGGACTTGCCTGGTCCTTAGCTAGGATCCCAAACTCAGTACCTTCCCTACGACGTATACCACCTTGGGGAATAACATAGAAGTTCTCTAATGACCTAAAGCCATGAGACTTAGCGGAAACGTCAATACGTCCCCTCAATAGAGGAGACAATTCGCCCGCATTAAAATGCTCAATGTGTGTTGTAAATTTAGTTACCATGATTACTCCGGTAAACCTAGATTATCCCAATAAGTTGAAGAACGTCTAGAGTTAGTTAAATCGTCGACCACAAAACCATCACTGTAATTTTCTTGTGCATCAACTGTTTTAGCTTTCTGTAATTTTTGCGCATACTCTTGCATCAATGTTTGAGCTAGAGTATTACTTCCTGTAATTCCGAATGAGATTTCTGCCGCTAGTCGGGTTGCAAATGCCTCCCTGAATAATGGGTCCCATTGTGTGGGATCTTCCATCTGCGATATGTATATTATATCTAAAGTTGCAGCATCTGTCAAAATGTTGCTTCCTTCGATCTTAAAACGACCCCCATCCTTATAAAGTCTCACTAGTCGCAGGAAATCATCTGGGACGGCATACTGGTAACTAAACTCGAAGTCGGGAGAGTCATTAACGTCAATAGCTAGCTGCGCTCTCGCCATTGCAAAGTTCCAAGGATGTTGTCTCAGGACCTCATCTCTCATAAGAGAAAAGATAGCGTTACACAAACGTGCTTGCTTAGTATCCTCAGATATTGTTGTAATGGTATCAGACCCTATCTTCAATAAGGCCATGTTACATATTTGTTCTACCGATACTGCCATTTAAAATCTCCTTACTTTACGGACCATCAACTGTACGACCATATCATCAGCAGCTGCGTCAATGGCACCACTATCGAAGATCACGATCTTGTAACCTGGTAGTGCAATCAGCTCGTCTGATAAAGGCACGTTCATATTGTTATCAACGAAGGATGTATCTCTAGGAACACCTTGGACGAAGTTATAGGTCTTTGTGTTCGACGCGGCCTGTACGGCCCCGGCATGGATCGACATAATCTCTACATCGTTTGCATCAGTCACCTTCAAAATCATTTGTCTATTCCCCGCAACAGCAGAGGTAGTCAGTGCGACACTCCCGAAGAGAACCTCGTAGATAAATCCTGTAGGTACGGTGAATGTTTTGTTTGAATCGTTTAGGGTTACGTCTGTTAATAATACTGGTAGTACCATCATTTTGTTGTCTCCTTGGTGGACTTAGTTAATATTTGGGCTGGTTTATCCTACTAGAAACCCGGATAAGTAATTAGCGTATGCAGCGGCTGTTAGGTTACGGGAAACCGAATCGTCGTGGTATACAGCGAGATCCACGTAGTCTGTACTACCGTTCATCTTAACGACAGTGGTAACACTACCGCCGGTATTAGTTGATCCAACACTAGAAGCGTGTCCTCGTACCTGTGCGGTTCCATTCTTACGTATGTCCATTCGCATCTTCTTACCGTCAGCCAGAGATGTTAAGGTAACAGCTCCTACGTACATATAGGTACCAGCCACAGTTGGTGTGTGTCTGTAGTTAGTAGTGCTATCAAATGTAGCGTTTTCGTCGAAGTCTTCGTTATTAAGGACGACTACTGTAGCTGTTGTAGCGGCGACAGCATTAGCGCCACTTAAATAGGCTCTGAAGCTCTGATCGATATTATTAACTAGGGTATCTAGCTTCGTACCATCTGTGGATACATTCCTACCATCAACTGTACCTGCGACAGTTATGTTAGTAGTAACGGTTATATCATCTACATAAAGGTCTGCGAACCTAACTGCACTAGAGCCTAAGTTGTATGTGCTATCCGTATCCGCAACAATAGAAGAATCAACTGCGGCGGACCAGTTAACAGTTATTAAGTCTGCGATAGACTGAACTGTAATAGTCTTAAGGGAATCGGTATCACTTGTATCTTGAATAAGGACCTTGTCTGTACCAGCTACTGTAGCCGACGTAAGAGAGGTCCCATTAATCAGATTAGTTAACGCAGCTAGAGCTGTACTAGCACCTGTACCACCATCAGCGATAGTTATATCTGTAATACCTACAACAGAACCACCAGTAATTACAATGTTCCCAAGATTAACCCTTCCCTTAAACTCGGTCGTGAAGTTGGAGAAGTCTGGAACATCGAAAAATCTAATCATTTAATTCCTCAGGGTGTGTGGGTTTTTTTATTAAAAATTCATGCAGTTTATGAATCTTGTAGCTTATTAAACTAGGTCTTAGGGACCTGGTCAGATAAACAACAAAAAGGGAAGTGGGGGTTTTTACGCCCCACCCCATTTGTTATATCTTAAAGATAAGATATTTTAACAATAACGTCACCTGCTGCATCAGTCTCAGCGGGGGTTGTACATGTTAGACCTAGGTATAATAGACCACCTGGATCAGCGGATAAGTTACCGGCTGCCCAAGCTTCTTTGTTCCAGTCAACAATGTTGTCAACTTCGAAACGTAGGCTTGTCCAGACTAACTTAGCGGCTTGGAACGTTGCTACTGCAGTTGCAAAGCAATCTGCGTCAATAACATCTCCTGATGCTTTACCATTCAGTGCTTGATTTCCGCCGATACCACTATAGTATAGACCAACATCATAGGCAAGATCTGCTACGCCGTCTAGGGCATCACAGAGAACCTCGATGTCGAGAATCTTCGCATTAGAAGGAATTGGACCTAGCATGATAATATCACCCACCTCATCTTCAGACGTTGTGGCAACAGCAATGGCATCTACCATTACATTTAGTTGTCCGCCACGCTTGTCTAATGCGGTAAGTGGATTAGCTTCTAGGTTAGTTATATTTTCCGATTTAACTGTGGATACTACCATCATGTTAATTTACTCCTGTATTATTGATATACAATCGCAACAACGCGATCTTCATCCATGCGTACCGCTCCGAACATCATATATGTTGAGATTTGGTGTGCAAAGTTAAGGTCAGGTCTTTCAGCAACTTTAACAACCATGTCTTGTGCCATAGCGACCTTAAGTGAGTCTTTTGTACACAAAATTGCTTGTGGATCAGCACTCGCATCAGCAGGAATCCTGTTTGATGTAATGATCTGAATACCACGGAAAGACAATGCATCGCCATCTAATGGCTTACCCTTCATGAAGTCGAAAGATGTCATGCGGTTGTTAGTGTCACCGTATAGATCTTCTTTACCAAGAGGACCAACGATTAGTACTAGTTCATCGCGGTCGATATCGACTTCGTGAGATTCTAGAACACGTAGGGCTTGGTTAAGCTTATCGACAGTTAGACCAGCAGAACCGTGAGCGATGACGTTGTCAGCAGCGGCGTTTGCAAAAGCCTGTGAACCTGAACCAGCTTGACCAGTAGCAGCATTACCTAGAAGAGCGCCAATTACGACGTCATCAAAGTTACGGCCATGGGCACGGGCTAGTTTAACAGAATATTCACTTGTCGGATCAATCAGCATTTTGAACTTGTCTAGGTCATCCAGATAAGTTGATGCATGATAACGACGAACTGCAGCCATGCGACGCGTGTGTGCTGGGTCTTGCAGTGTGGAATTTTCTAGACGTCCTGTAATTTCGGAGGCCGAGAAGTTACCTAAGCGTTCGAAGAAGTGGGTTTCCCCATGGGCCATTTCCACGCCGAAGACGGGACGAAGCTTTGCTTCTTTCTGCTCTAGTAGTGAGAATATATTGTCTTTAAATTGACTAATATATGCATTAAATTGTGAACCTACCATCATAGTATAGCTCTCCTTTTTAAAGTTTTTTAACTTATAGTTTATTCAAACTTTGCTTGTCCCTTTCGGGGGCGTTCTAACCTTACGTGGTCTAAACGGTAGAATTTTCAGTCGGGCCTCTACGGAGCTTATCGACTATTCTTGGTTAAATGCAATCTTCTTTAGCGCAAACATTTCATCCACAGCAGCTTTGTGCCCTGGGTGTCTGTCATTGTAGAATGCATCATTGAACTCTTTACTTTGTTTCTTCTGACCAATAGCTTGGTTAGCTTGTTCAGGACTCATTGTGAATGTTCCTAAGCCAGTCTCTCCAACTAAGTCTGATTCTAACAGATTAGCACCAACCTTGGCAAATGCTTGAATTAACTGAGCATTACGGCCTAAGCCTAGTTCAGAAATCTTCGCACCTAACTCTTCACCACCGAACTCTACGATGGCTTTCTCAGCTAGCTTAACGTTATAATCAAATTTCTTACCCCAAACTTCTTCTAGGGCTTCCTTAGCAGCAGCCATCTCAGACTTAACTAATTCAGAATTTACTGAGTTGCGTTCAGCATCAAGACCAGCAAACTTCGCTGCGAAGTCCTTAGCTTGAGCTGGAGTCAGACTTAATTCATAGGCTGTCTGTTTATAGAACTCTAGAGATTCTGGATCCATTTCTAGATCAAGCTTATAACCATCAGCTGCTTCAGGAACACTATTCATCTTCCCATACACAGACTTTAGTTCATCTGGAGACATATCTTGTAATTTCTTACCTAATAGTCCTTGAGCATTAACATAACTCTTGGCCAAACCCTCAAGATCCTTAAATTTCTTCAAAGCAGGGATATCTCGTAGATCCTCGGACAGACTGTCCAAGAATGAAGAAACGTCCTCCACAGAGGCTGCCTGAGGTGTCTCAACGACACTCTCTGGTATGTTCTGACCTTCTACTTCTTTAGTGCTCTCCACGGAGCTCTGTGAGCTTCCTAGGATACTATCATTACTTTCCATCATTTTAACTTCCTTTTAAGTGTGAGATCCGTGAAATTTCTTCCTCACTCATGTTGAGAAACTTAATTACACGTAGCGCCACCCGACGCATGCCCTCGTTAAAGGCGGTCGCATGAGGGTCCCCGGATACAAAAGTGGAATCCCTATACTTGCAGAAGTGTAATAGGTCCTTAAGGACTCTCTCACCTTCCACCGTTCCAAAGCACGTCTTAAAATCAGTGCTCTTTGTCATTATGTCTTTTATTGAATTCATCATCGTGTTGGGTCTCCCTTGTTAGCGTCTGCCTGTGCTTTAGCCTGCGCTCCTTGTTTAGCTATCTCTTCAGCCTCTTGCTGACGTTGTGTTTCTTCTTGTACCTTAGTATCATACTGCTCATCAGAAGCCATGTACTTACCAGGTACTCCTAGAACACTTGCTACCTGCTTAGTAGCTTCCCGCATATCGAAGTTGTGTCTGAAGTTAGGATCAGTCTGAGAAAAGAACTCTAGTGCTTGTAAAGCTCTCTGTAGAGCGATTGGTTCCTGTCTACGTTCCGTATTGAATAACGGTGCAGAGAAAGTAATGTCTAATGATACTTTCTTTAGG